ACCAGCGCCTGATTGCTCGGGAAGTCAGGGAACTTCACGCGGCCCAGCGCGCTGCCTTCCGTGCCAAAGCGAACCGACACGGTGCCGGCTGCGTTGACGAAGAAGCAAGCCACGTTGAAGGCGTTGGCACTGATGTTCAGCCCGGTCAAGGCCGGCATGTCGGTGCTCGCCGCGATGGTCAGCAGTCGCCCGCCAACAATCGCGTAGAACGCCGAAGCGCCGGTCTTGGCCAGCACGCTGGTGCCCGCCTTGATGACAAGGCCGGCCGACGTGAGCGCCTGCGTGTTGTGCTCGGCTGCAATGACTTGCAGCACGGGGGCCAGCGCAGCCCGGTCGCTGTTCGCGCCCACTTGCGCCAGGTACTGCGCGATGGTGTTTTGCATGGTGTTTATTCCTTGGTGTGTGTAGTCGCCAGAAACTTGATTCGGCATGGGTCGGAACAGTAGCGGCCTCGGCCTAAAAGCACCTGCCACCTTTCGGCAATGAAGTCCTTGCCGCACACAAGGCATGACTTTGGGATCTTTGCCGGAAGGCCGCTAGCACCTTGCGACCCTCTGAAGCACGTCATCGAACAGAACCTTGTCGATCCCCGCTCTACTTCGCTTCGCTTCTTGGTGAAGCTGGCTCCGCATCGCTCACAGGACCGATAGACAGTTCTTGGTGATGCCGCAATTTCGTCGCCTTGTTCCGGCCAAACTTCTCCGGTCATTGGCGTCTTTCCTGCGTGCATGTCTTTGTGCGCCGCCTTTGTGCAGGCGATGAGGTTTTCGGGTCTGTTGTCGTTCCTGACTTCGTTCTTGTGGTGAACGTCGATTCCTGGCTTTAGGTACTTCTTGCCATCAATTTCAATCAGAAACGGATGGCCGGGAACGCCGCCCATCATTGACTCCATCACCAAGCGGTGTTGGAAGACGCGCCCGCGTGATGCAAACGGGTGGCTTCTGGCGTACTCGTACACGTATCCGGTTGACAGGTGAATTTCTTTGCCATCGCCAACAAGATCAATGAACCGATTGCCAATCGCCGCAAGGTCTTTGCAGGCCCTGCCGCAGTACATCCCGTTGCCACGCTCTGCGCGCCCAACAGACACGGAGATTGCCGCTCCGCACTTCAGGCACTCGCGCTTGACGCGCTGCGCCTCGTATGCCTTTGCTGTGAGCTGGCCCTTGCACGCCCTGGAGCATGTCTTGGCCGTCTCTGCCCTGGCATTGGCTGCCGTGAACCCCTTACCGCAAACCGAACACGTTTTCTGGACTGGCATGTGATTCCAAGGTGATGACTCAGTGTGATGATTCTACTGAGCTTCGCCTATGTAATCACATGGTTACTACAGGCTTTTCACCCCGACATTCCCGATGGCAATCCAGCCGTTGTTCTCCACCATGGTCGCCTTCCACCACGACGTGCCGGCGTAGCCACGCTGGCCCAGCGGGTCGGACTTCGACTTCTGGCCAGGCGGCAGGAAGGTCGGGTCCAGGGCGTCCAGGCCACGCACAGCCACTTGGCTCCACGCATCGGCGGTCGTCACGACGAACTGGTACACGTCAACCGACGTGCCCAGGTTCGACTGCAGGCCGGTCGAGCCGACAGCGGCGCCACCGTCCAGAATCGACACCAGTTCCGGGCTGGTGACGAAGCGGAAGTCTTCCACCTTGCCCAACTCGTTGTCCATCGGCGTGCCGCTGGCGTACTTCTCGCTGGGCACGAAGCCCGGCAAGTCGCGGATGTCCGGGTGCAGATCGGTCGATGCGTAGACGATGTAGCCACCGCGCACGGCGTCGGTGCCGTAGTTGTTGCTGGCCGACAGCATGCGGGTCACGGTCTTGCCGTGGTTGGCCATCAGGCTCTTGGCGATCTTGCGCAGCAGGGGCAGGGTGATGCCGCCGTTGACGGTCGAACGCGACGTGCCCGAACCACCATAGAACTGGTTGGTGGCCGCCTTCAGTTGCCCGAAGTTGATGAGTTCGTTCACCAGGGTGACGCGCTCACCGATCTGCTGGATCATGGCCTGCGGGATGTCGTCTTCGTACAGGTCGTAGGTCTTGTCGGTGAAGCCGTACAGACACGAATACTGGTTCATCACCACCGTGACATCCATCGGGGTCATGCTGTCGGGCGAAGGCGTGATGCCTTCAGCCGTCTGGTGCGCTTGCACGATGGCGTTGCCACGGTCCACGGCAGTGGTGGTGCCGAAGAAAGTGTTGGGGTTGGCAGCCGTGGCGCCGTAGGGAATCCAGCGGCGGGCCACGTAGGTGTCGCTGTTGTTCTTGGGGAACTTCACCTGCCGGCCGCCCTTGGACAGCACTTCTTGGGGGACGGCGTGGGCCAGGATCTGGCCCTTGAACTTGTTGATCCGGCCTTGGGAAAGGCCGAAGGATTGCATCGTCATGGATGGCTCCTAGGAATGGGTTGGTTTCGGGTCAGCCGGTCAGATAGCCGGAGTCGAAGTCGTCGTTGGGGTCGGATGCGGCAGGGGTGCCGCTGCCGCGTGGCGTCACAGCCGCCTCTTTGCGGCTTCTTCGTGCGGAAGCTGGGTCGGTGCCGGTGTTGTCCGGCGCGGCCCTGCGCGATTGCTTGAACTTGGTCATGGCATCAATCACCACGTCCGAGTCATAAATTGAACTGGCCTCGGCCAGGTCTTCTCTGAACTCGGCCGGCTGCTTGGCAACCCACTCAGAAAACGCCGAATCCTGGTCAATCTGCTGGTAGTCAGGGTGGGCACGCGCCAGGCGTCGAAGCTCGCGCCTCTCAAACCTGCCCTCGCGCTGTTGCCCTGCCTTTGCCAAGCTGTCATTGACCATGGCTTCGATTTGGTCCGGCTCTACGCCACTGCCTGGCAGTCCCCGCAAACTGCGGATCTTTTCCAGGGCGGCGGCCAGCGGCGGGAAGTCTTCTCGGAGGGCGTCGATGTCCTCTTGGTCGATTTCCACCCGATTGCCGGACTGCAGTTGCTGAATCGTGCGCTCGATACCGCCAATCTTTCCGAAGGCCGTGCCGAAGCTGCGTTCCTGCGTGCTCTTGAGGTCTTCAATCAAGGCAGTGCGGGCGCGCAGTTCTTCGTACTCGGTCTTGGTCAGTTGGACGTACTCCACCTGCGCAGGCTCTTGGCGCTGGCCTTCATCCTGGCCACCATCGCCCGGCGTTTCCGTGGGGCTGTGGGGGTCGTTGGTGAAGCCTTCGTCAAACCCTGCAAGGTCTTGCTCGTTCTGTGCCGTGTCAGCCGTGTTCATGCTTTCGTTTCCACAATGAAAAAACCGCCCTTGCGGGGCGGTCTGCTTGTCCACCGGCTCGTTGGAGTGGGTGGGTCGGTATCGCCGTGGCCCTGGGTGGGCGGCGGCCAAATTAGGGTCAGGTCACTGGCGGCTTGTCGTCGGCCAGGGCCAGGATTTCCTTGATCTGCGCGATGCGCCCGCGCACCTTCTCGGTCTGCTCGGGCGAAAGGCTGGCGTCGTTTTGCTGGCGCAGCACACTCAGGCGCTCTTGAAGGTGCCGGGCCAAGCTCAGCCACAACGGGCTGTTGCGCTCGGCCGGGTGCAGTTGAAAGCGCTCGCTCATGCCTGATACGCCCGTCCGGGTTCGGCGCGGCCGGCCGGCTCGGTCGGCGGCGTGGCCACCTGCGGGCCTGTGCCATCCATGCCGGCCAGTTCCTTCTGCACCATGAGCTTCATGGTGGTGTCGGCTAGCTTGGTCTTGGCGTCCTGCAGGCTGATGCGCTCTTGCGTGGCGTAGTCCAGTTCGGCCAGGCGCACGCGCAGTTGCATCATCTGAATCTCGTACTGCTGGCGCGATTCGTCGCGCCGCGCCATCGACTCGTTGTAGGCCGTGTCGCGGTCCACATCGTTCTGGTTCTTCTGTCCAGCCAGTGCGTCGTGGCTTTGCGCGATCTTCTCGGCGCTGGCTGCGCGGATCTCGGCCGCCTGGACCGCCGGGTCTTTGGGTGGCGGCTGCTGGCTGATCTTTTCCCAATCGGCTTCGCTGTACTGGAAGTCCGAAGCATTCATGCGCTTGCTGCGGCACCAGTTTTCAAACCACTTGGCCGGGACGATTCGGAAGGCGGTGTTCGTCACCATGCTGCCCATGGCCAGGATGGTTTGATCCTGAAGCGACTTCTCGATGATGGCCAGCGCGCCACTGGTGTCCACCTGATAGTCGCCCTTCTCGTCGTCGGGCACGTCCGGGTCCAGCAGCAGCCACTCGTAAAAGTCATCCACCAGCGGCGTGGTCACGGTGTCGTTCAGGCCGAAACCGACATCGCGCAGCAGTTGGTTGGCGTTGTTGTCCTGCAGTTGCTGGCCGCCGAAGGTGTCCGGCGTGGTCTTGCCAGACTGGCCC